CAGATCCTTTTTTTAATTTTGATGGTTTAGTGGTTACTGCTGTTTTTAATTTTGATCCAGGGTTAGCTGCTCTATAAGATGCAACGCCTTTTTTATTTAATCCACCTGATGCAGACTTACCTTCTTTTCTAGTCCAAGCTGCTGTTGCCATTATTTCTTAGCGGTTTTTGCAGCTTGTTTAAATTGTTTTTTAGTAGGTGCTCCTTTAGATCCAACTTTTCTCATCTTCTCTTTTGAGCCCGCCTTAATTCTTTTACGTTTCGCATGAATGTTTGCGTAGAGTCCAGGTTTAGCCATTATATTTTATTTCCTTTTTTGTAACCCATTCGTTTTGCAACTTCAGGTGCTACCTTTTTAAGTTTTTTTATACCTTTACCTTTTTTACCAGCGGGTATTTTTTTCTTTGATTTATCCATATTGTTTCTCCTTATTTTTTTTTTATTAGATCGGTTGCTTTAAGTCCATACACACTCGCTATGACCCCAACAAAAATTGTTTGATACCAAAAAGGGAGTTGTGAAAAATATTCGAAGAACAATTTCATCTTCTCCATTGCAGTTGGATCATCCGAAAATACTGCCCATGATAATAATGCAATCGGCGCTGAAAGCAATAATAAAATAAATTCGTCTTTCCAGTCTGAATTTCTAGATTCTAATAATTTACCTTGATACTCTGCTTCACCTTTCGCCATTTTTTCTGCATGATGCATTTGTGCATCCGCCATTAACATTTTAGTTTTTTGACGGTTTTTAAAAATGTGAGAGCCTGCTTGTGCGGCTAATTTAATAGCGCTGAACCACATGTTATATCCAAGTAGCTTTTTTAGATTTAGATTTTAACATTCTCTTAGTTCCTCTTACTTCAACTTCTTCTCCAACCGCAATTTCATTACGAGCTGCTTTATTTGCAGTTGTCATTGATCTTGGATCGATTTCAAGTTTCATTTCAGGGGTTTTAATTTCTACAATGTTGTCTAGTTTTTTCATATTTATCTCCTTAGTTAAATTTTTAGTCTATTTTTTTAATTTTGTCACCCTTTGTTTCGATTAGCCATTTCTTGTTTAGCAATAGACGTTGCAGCACGTAATTCTGCTAAATCTTCGTTCTGTTCAAGCTTTTGATCTTTGTTTTGTTGGTTCATCATCGCCTTCATTTTTTCTAAATTTAGTTTTTCTTCTGCCATTTTAGATTTTTTGAAGTCATCTTGAGCTCTGATGTCTAATTCTCTTGCTTTTAGTTTTGCAATCGGGTCATTTCCATACTCACCCATCATTTCTTGCTCTTCTTTAGCAAAATCTTCGAACATTTCAGCAATTAAAACTGCTTTTCTAGATTCTATTTGCATAGTTAACTGCATAATCTGTTGTTGGACCATGGGATCTTGTTGCATTTGTGGATTTGTCTGCATTTGCTGTTGCATTTGTTGCATCATCATGATTTGTTCTTTAAATTCTACTTCCACTTGCTCTAAAGCCATCAAACTAATGTGTTCAAAAATGTTTTTTTGCATTGAAGCTGTTATCATCGGGTTTCCTCTGGCCATTGTAGACGACATAAAGTTTAAATGGGCAGTAATGTGAGCTCTATGGTCTTGTCCTTTAAATGCTTGGAAAGATTTTCCACTTAAAGCTTGTATTGCTTCAATAGAAGGGTCCATAGGTTGTGGTTGTTCAGGTTTATTTAAAATCATATCAATATTTTTTACCCCTAAAGCTTCATACATTGCACGATACGCATTATATAAATTATGCATTTGCGGATTTGATTGTGCTAATTGTAATTCAGATTGAGCAATTGATATTCTTTGTGTTTGAGAAAATATATTAGGGTCTGCAACAGGTAAAATATCTACTCTATCATCAAAATCTTGTTGCTTAATTGTTCTCGCACCTCCTACTACATCGTAAGGATATTCTTGAGGTAAATAAGTTTTAAAAACTCTAGCCAATAATTTAAATTCATTTTTTAAACTCACATAAATTCTTTTGTGGATGGCGGACATCGTTCTTGATCCTCTTTCCAACAAAGCTACGGTCGTTCCCACTGCCGCTTGTTGATTCCCATCTCCTACTTGCATATCTGCAATTGATGCAAAACGTTGACCTGCATCTACAACGACCCCCATTAACTGTAATAGAGTTTGCGATGGTTCTTTAAATGGAAGAGCCATGAAAGCATCTTTAATATTTCCACCTGGAGCATCTACATCTCTAAATTCGCCTGGAGTGATTGACTGTGCGTCATCCCTAATTCTAATCCCACGCATTTTAAATCCTGCGGGTAGATTAGATAATGTTCCTGCATCGAGTAGTGATCTTAGAGCTGCGGTTGCAGTTCTTGACAATCCACCAATCATATGAATTAATCCAAAGCCATAAAAGCCTAAGCCTGGTAAAAATTTAAAGTGTACAAAATAAGAAATCTTTTTCTTTAATGGATCATTAATTTCGTAGTTTCTTCTAATACTTAAAATCTCACGCGATCCTTCTTCTAGAGTTACAATGTAAGGAAGTTTAATACCGGTCATATTTCCTTCATCGTCTCTATCTTCAAAACCTTCTAAATCTAAATCAACATGGAATTCTAAAATTGTATAAACATCTTCATTGTTCGTTTTTGAAATTCCTTCCAACTCTCTTTCTTTTTTATCTACATCAGATTCGATGTCCGCGGGATCTCCTAAATCAACATCTCTATAAAATCCACTGACCTGTTGTTTTCTTAAATCGTTCTGAGTTGTTTTTACAACATGGACAACGGCCGACGCATCTTCTAAACTGGTTGCACTGTAAGGCACTACAAGATCAACAGCATGAACAAACTTACTAACTGCTCTTCCTAAAATTTCATCGTAATAAACTTTTTTAAAAGCAGAACCTGTTAAAGGTAAATAAAATAATAACTGATCAAACTCAGGTTCGTATTCTTTCATCTGGTCCATTAACTGCCAGTTCATAAAATCTTTAACTCTATTAGATTGTTCTTCTTTTTCTGGAGTAGGTTGACCAATGATTTGTGTTCTTACCGGTCCTCCTGAAGGAAGTAATTCTTTATAAGCTAATGCTTGAAACTGAGTTACCGCTTCAGCTAATACTGGGTGAGTTGCAGCTGAGGCTCCTTGAAAAGGTTGTGAGCCTTGTTCGTATTTAAATCCTAGTAAATCTAAACCTGTTGTGTAAGTGTGTTCCCACTCTTGACGAGATTCTTTGTAGTCAGAATAGTTTGAATTTAGTTCTGAACCCAGAGGATCTAATATATCCTTTGGCAGTAATTCAGCTAAATTGTCAAAGTGGTTTTCACTTTGTGCTTGATTAAATGCTCCAGGTTCAAAATTAATTTCTACTCCACCGTCTTCGGTCTCTGTAATTTCTGTGTCACCGGCATCAGGTAAGGATTCTTGGATTTCTTGTTCTATCTCAATATTTTCCTCGGGCCCTGGTATTTCAACCTTGTTTCTAACTTCAGTTAATGCCTTATCTATTTCTGCCATTTATTTTCTCCAATTGTGAAACGCGATTTCTTTGTTTATCTTGTTTTTGTTCATTAATCAAGCCCCGCGGATTAGGACCTCTTAAAGGAGGTATTTGATCCTGTTTTACATGGGACATGTTTTTAATAAGGGTGGGATTTTTTTTCATTACCAATAAAATTTCTTAGGCTGTTTTGGAAGTTTTTCTTCCTCATAGTCTTCGGGGTGATCCAATAATCCTCCCTGTCTGTATCTTAACAGAGCCTGTGTTGTGCTGTCAACTAAATCATCATGATCGCCATATGGAAATGCTGCACATTCTTCAACAAGTTCTTGAGCAAATTGTTGATGTAAAGGTGCCCAAACCTGTCCTGCTTCAAACATAGGAGACACTGCATTAACTCTAGCAATTTTATCTTGTCCTTTACTAGGTGTAAAATTCATTGCCGGGATTCCCATTTGTCTAAGTTCATACATCAAAGGGAGTCCTGATGCTTTGGCTTCAATAATAACGGTTTCAGGATTCCAATAATTATACTGCCTTAAAGCTTCACGACGAAGTTCTGGAAACTCTAATCTAGCTTTGTAGCTATCTAGTAATATCAATTGCCGCGGTGCGTCTTCATTGGGACGAAAAACTCCCCAGGTGGTTATTGCACTAAAGTCAGCAGTTTCTTTTTTTAAAAATGCAGTATCATAAGATTGTATGACATGTTCAATGGCTGGCATTTCTTCAGGTTCCCAATTTTGCCACCACTCTCGTTTGATTAGAGCTCCTTCTTCCGAAGTTGGGTTTTGCATATACTGTGCATTCCACTTCGCGATTCCCGCAGATGCTTTTACAGATTCGAGGCCCTCGAGCTTCCAATATTCAGGCCAGACCGGTTTACCATTAGGTAAGATTGCAGGGAACTCTACGATTTCCCATTTGTCTGCCTTGTCATCTTTTTGAGCATTAATTAATCTTTGTGTTAAATCTTTAGTGCTCCATCTTGTCATGACCACTACAATTCTTCCACCGGGTTGAAGTCTTTGCCGCGGTCCACTAGTATACCACTCCCATGCTTGATCAAATGCATTAGGTGAGTTTACATCTTGCTCAGAATGTGGATCATCAATGATGAGTAGATCAGCACCTCTACCGGTCACCGCACCTTTGACCCCTACTGCAAAGTATTCACCTGCCTCGGAAGTATTCCAACGGCCCGCGGCTTTAGAGTCTTCTTGTAATCTAGTTTTAAAAATTTTTTGATAATCTTCTGAATCAATTAAATGTTTTGTTTTTCTACCGAAACCTACAGCGAGCTCGGCTGTGTGGGTTGCTTGAATTATTTTTAATTTTGGATTTTGTCCAATCATAAATGCCGGAAGAAAATATGAAGAAAATTCAGATTTTGTATGCCTAGGCGGCATGTTAATAATAAGACGGGTCAATTCTCCGGAAGCCAATCTATTAAACTTATCTGCTATATCTTTGTGATGGGACCCCTCTATAAAATCGGGCCACATATGTTTGACAAAGGACAAGAAATCAGAACGTATATTTTTTAGTTCTTTCGCCTTACTTCTTTGAATAATCTGTATCTTTAATTTTTTTCTTTCGATAGGATCTTCAATTTTATTAATATCTTCAACTGTAAGCATATGTTTAATATGTGAGAAAGTATTATACAGCATTAAGAATCCAAATCAAACACTAAAGGGTAGACTTGGGACCCCTATAAACAAAGGGGGTAATCAATTAAAAGCAAACAGTTTGAGTTTGGATATAGTTCCTTTAGGGTCCCCTCTTGGGTGGGACCCGCCCACATGCTCTTCTCTATACAACCTGTAGAGGTATGCAAGAACTGCATTGCAGTTTATGCATACCCCTTTGTCCCTTAACGAACTAGTCCAGTACGGAGTTGGCGACATCTCTCATCATACCTTTGGCATGACGAGATGTGGACTTCCAACGAGTTTCGTTGCTCGCCCATCTCCCTTCAATTCTCAAACCCATGTGCCTCTCAAGAGGAGCCTTGTAGGTTTCAGCTGACGTTTTCTTGTCACCGTATAATCTATCTAAGATTATTTTACGGATAACAATTTCATTAATCGTCTTTTCAGAAATCTCTGAAAC